ATAGAATACCCTTTTGATTTTCTGCTCTTTTCTGCAAAACTTGGTCCTAGACCTTGTCCGTTGACTATGCAACCTCCAGCATTCACAACCCTCCACCATTCGTCTCTTTCTGCTCTTAGCTCTTTTAGTAAATCTTTTAAATCAAAATCTAAAGACTCTTTATTCTCTATTAAAAGGTCTCCTAATTGTTTTTGCTTACCATCGTTACCAAAACTCCCTACAGGCATACTAAATAGCCTCATTGCTGCGTCGTACATTACAAAACGACTCCTAGCAAAAAAGTATCTTTCTGAATTTGGACGTTTACCTGTAATATTATCAGCTTCTAATGAAGACCAATGTATAGAAAGTGCAATTGTGTCATCGCTAACATTATTTACCCAACTGCCCATTTCCATCTTTAACATTTCTACAGAAGCATAAAATGGATTGTATTCAGTAGTGAAAAATAAATTGTAATCTTTTAATAAAAGGTTGCCATCTACATCTTTTAAATTTTTTAATTTAATTAATATTAAGCTATTAAAATCCAATCCACATTTTGGTTGAACTACATTACCTCCTGAAATTATTTCAAAACCACTTTCAAAAGTAATATTTTCACCTAGTATTCCTACTGTCCAGAAGTCTTTCCATTGACCGCTTATATTGAATGTATGTTCTATATAGTAATAACCCAAGTCAATTCTAGCTACTTGCAACCCTGGATCTACAGCAACTCCATTTGGATCTTCAAAAGTTACTGTAGCACCATCAATATCTACGGGGTTGCCACAATGATCTGTAAATAACATTTTTAGTTTTAATTGATTGCCAACAATTCCGCATTGGCGAGCACAGGTTACTTTTTTAGTTTTTCTAGGCACACTAGTAGGTTTTCCACAACCTTCATTATTATCTGAGCAACTCATACTACTAGCTCCTTTTTACAATTCTAAAGTTATGGTATCTCCTGATACCGAAATTATTTTGTAAACCTTTTCTGGTCTTCCAGATCTCGTTCCGTTTGGGCCATCAAAAACCCCACTGACAGAGTGCGACTCAAGCACTATATTTTCTTGAGTTACTGTTGCCGGATCTAATTCTTTATTAAATTTAATAATTATCTTATTTAAATCTAATCTTACGTTTATTTCCCCATCATTTGGAACCATGTTTAATACTTCAAGGTTTTCAATATTCAGTAACCCAGGATCATTGGGAAGCAGTATGCCATCAGGGGCAATTGGACTTGTTGATGTGTATTCAGGATATTCAAATACAGAGTCTGTTCCAGTATTAAAATCAATTATAAATGATTGTTCAATTAAGTCTTCTTTATGACACTTAACATGGAACCGCTCTCCCAGTGAGTATTCTGCAAGATCAAATTTTATTAAAACCCCTCTATCTGTTATGCGCCACCTTTGCACACATCTACTTAATCTACTGCCCCATAAACTATGAGCAGGATTATTTGGTTCTTCTTCATCATCGAACCACCAAACGTATTTAGCGCTTGAACCATTGCCTTCTGTAACAATTTTAATATTTAACTTTGCTTCAACTTCATTATTTTTTGGCTCAAAAGAACCAAAAGATTTAACTTTTTTTGCTGAAGTTTTAATTAAACCATTCTCTATGTATGGATCATAAATTGTTTTCACAGAGATAGCATTAGATTGACTGTATGCTAATAGCTCTGCTGGCAGCCCATCTAAGTTGTCTAGATTCTTTCCACAAACAAATACATTATAATTGGTATTTGTTTTCAAAGGTTGCTTTGGAGTAACTACTAAAACAGAAAATATTTCATTATCTGGCTTATCAAAAAGTAATTGCGAGTCTTCTACTTTTAATTCATTTAAGTTGTTGACAATAAAAGTTTCAAAGTCGCATTGTACGAATCCTTTTAAATTTGGCGAATTTAAAAAAAACGGATTAGTTCCATTTGACCTGTTTAACCACAAACCGTTATCAGGCCCAGAGGTTGTATCAAAATCCGGACCGTATATTATTACGCTTTCTTTAGCCGCTTTTAAATCTAACGGCTTATCAAAAACAAAAACTAATTCTTGCCCGATAGGAAATTGATTTTCATTATTCGTTGGATAACTTTGATCCTGTTGGAATACTACTGGCATTAGTTTCTCCTTCTGGTGCAATTTCTTTTACGGTAGGTATTGTTACTTGAACAAACTCACCTTCTGTTTCTATTTCAAAATTATACTCTTCTTTATCTTCAAAATTAAAGGTTTCTTTAATAATGATTTCTAATTCAGTTGGTTCTTTTTGAAATAATCCCATTAATAACTCTCCATAATAAAAAAGGGGAAATGAGAATAGAATCTCACCTCCCCTTCTTATACAAGAAAGTTTGCGTCAGATCAATGACGCAGTATGTTTGCTAATTATAGGTTAGCCTTAACATCACTTTCTTCGATATCAAGAAGATCTGCAACTTGTGCATTAACAGCACCGTCGTACTCATTAAGAGCGCGTTTAACATTCTTGAAAACGCCAACGCCTTGACCTTCGTGCGCAACAGCAAAGCCATAGCGCTCACGGATCTTGACTTTAACAGTCTCAGTGCCTTCGTCACGCCATTCAACAGTAGTTGCATCTTCATCAACAAGATGGAAACCAACGTTACCACTTGAAAGAAGGAAGATGTCACCAGTTTCTGTCTCAGGGTCGTAGGGACACAGAGGAGAAACGATGATCTGGAACCCGAATGGGAAGTAAGAAGGAAGCTTAGGAGCAGAAGTCATTTGCTGGCTACGCTCAAGTACAGAAGTTACTGCACCGCCGTTAGAGCCTTGACCGCTAGTACCGATACCGCGAGGATTAACAACACGAGTACCATTACTAGGACCACGAGCACCAATTGCACCATTACTGTAAGGGTCGCGAGGACCAGGCTCACCGGTGTAAGGGTTAAAGATTGAACCGCCACCATGAGCAAGCATCATGGTCTTTAACACAGGGTCTTGAATGAAAGTGTAATAGAATAGCGGGTGCATAAGTAGAGTGTCAGGAGTGAATCCTTCTTCGCTCATGTGAGCCATACCGCGCATAAGGTTCTCCATTGTCATGGAACCGTTAGCAGTAAGTTTAGGAACGCCGTTAGCATCTTCTTTTACGCCGCGACCACTGCAAACACCATAAAGCGAGCCAGCAGGTTGCAAGTTGTCAAAAAGTGCTGTGCCAAGTTGCTTTAAGAAAGCAACGGCTTTTTGCTCTTTATGACGCACCATTGCGTTACCCATAAGCTCAAGGTTCTTTGCCATGATATCAAAAGTGCTGTAACGTAGAGCTTCATCAGTAAAGGAAGCAGCGATACCGCTCTTACCAATAAATGCAGTAGAAACGGCACCACCCATTTGGAAATTAACTTCTGGGTAAGTACCTGACTCTTGAACGTCAGCAGCGTAAACAGCACCCATAGCACCAGCAAGAATCTGAGTGTTAAGACCCTTGGCTTGGATACGAGTGAAAAGAGGAGTGATAACCATTCGAGGCTCTACTGGCTCACGAATGAGAATCTCCATTGACTGCTGGAGGAGAGGTGAAATTTCAGAAGAAGAAATTGCGTCACGATTCTTAGGAGAGATTACGTTTACAAACTCATTCCAAGTGACCATTTCTTCTGAATCGGGAACATAACCACGATTACTAATCATGTCTGCTACATAACGTGCAGCAGCCTTTTTATTGTTTGGAAGCTCTAAAGTAGTTCCATCTGTCATTTTAAAAGCCATGATAAATATCCTTTACAAATTATCTTATTGAATCTTGACGTTAACGATTACGATCTCGTCAGCAATAACTTCGTCTGAAAGAGTAATCAAATCAGAGAAGCCCTTAGTAGCTGAACCAGGCATCTGAGCATCTTTACCAAACTCATCGCCTTTCCAGCCAGTACGAACACGCTCAAGAAGGCCACGAGGCTCTTTTTGAATCTCAAATACGCGGCCAACGGTTAGCTCTTGCTCGCGTTGCAGTTTTGCAAGACCATCTTCAAGATCTGTTTCTGCATTTCCACCAACGAGTGTACCCCAATTTAAACTTCGAACAACAAAGTTAGAATTAGCATCGAAGGTTACAAAGTCACCTGGCTTTGCATCACCAACGAGGTGCATCATTTGCTCTGCGTCTGAAATAGCATCTGTATAATCAAATGCAGTCAAATCAGTAAGTGCTTGACCATTTGCATCGACAGGTGCTTGTGCAGCACCAGCTGCCTCGAAGAAGATTACTCGACCTGCATCACCGTCAAGATACCAGTCGCCAGCCTTAACAACAAGGCTAATGTCGCTACGCTCACGACCTACCCAGGCACCTGCAGCAGTTTCAAGGACTACTGGAGTTCTTGAAGTGTTAGAAGCAAGCTTGCTGGTCCAGCTGTATGACATAGTAGCTGACATATCAAGATGTGAATAACGATGAAGCGCTCCAAGAGCAGCTCCTGCACTTAGATCTGCATTTCCTAATACATCTTCAGCTTCTGCATCGCAAACGTGTCCAACGCGCATTTGAATGTCAGTGAAGAACTGAATCAAGTGCTGTTTCTGATAGTTAGTAAAGTGAAGATTTGCAGGATCGTCACCAGCCCAAACGTAAACGTCATAAGCTGCAATGCCTACAGGAGCACTAATGAATAGTGCGCCAACTGCTTGGCAATCTGCATCGCTGTTTGAAGGGTCAATACTTGTGATTACCCAGCCATGACTCTTTACAGCAAGCATAGCATCTTCATTGCTAACAGTGTGGGGGGCAGCTACAAAATCGCCAGTAGTAATATCAATTACTTTAGCTTTGACATCTTCGCTAGTGTAAACGATAAAATCGTCAGCTCCACCACCTTCGAGTCTACGCAATAGACCTGCAGGAACAACGCGACCAGTTGCATCAAATGCTACAACTTTGCCAGCAGAAATAGTAAAGTAATCTTTAGAGGCTTCATTTTGCCAGATTACAGGTAACCAAGAAGCAGGCTTCCATTCGCCTGCAGGGACAGAAGCATTCATTTGAACGGTATTATTAGGAGTGATGTTATCCATCATATCCGTTCTAACTTTAAATGCACTTTGGAATCGACTAATAGCCATAATTCATCTCCTAAGTTTTTGTGTTTCTATTAAAAGTTATTTGGGTTAAAACCACGAGGTAAGTAATTGGATTTAGAATAAAGGTAGCTATCAGCCGCATCTCTACCATAATCCGACAGGATACTCTTATATTCTTTTACAATCTTTTGTTCAAAAGAACCAAGCGCATCAAAGCTAGTTTTGCCAAGATACTCTTCTTCACTTGCATGAGCAGAAGGACTAGTCACTTGATCCATATTAGACAAAACCTTTTCTGACATTGAAAATACTTTTTCTTGAGTACTTTCTACTATTAATGCATCATTATGATTACTTTCAACTGTATTTTCATTTTTTTCAACATTAATATTTAAATCAGAATCATTATCTTCAGATTTTACATTCTTTTCTTGTAAGAAAGAAACTACTGTTTTAAACTTTTCTTCAAGCAAAGAATACATTTCCTTAAGGTCTTTGATTTCACTGCGAAGCTTTAAAGTCTCTTCAGAAGCATCACAATTCATATTTTTAGCTTTTTTCTCTACACAATCAAGTACTTTTTTCTTTTGTGTATCAGAAAGCTTTGATCTGCCAATCAATCTTTTAGCTGCAGTTACATGGGCACAATCATGCACGGGGAAAGACCTGTCAGGGCCACAAAAAGCAGATTCTGGCAAATCATTTCTTTTTCCAACCGATAAACTAGCATCTTCGTTCATCATGCTGGCTGTAAGTGCTAAATCTAGAATTTCCCAATCAATGTCAACGCAATCTTCTGCATCAAGAGTCTCTTCTTCTCCATTTAGAGACTCATCATGCTCGATTTGCTCTTCTTCTGAAGGTTCTTCAACATCTACTTCAAGATCTTGATCTACTTCAGAATCCTCAACAACTTCTTCAATAGTTGTCTCCTCAATATTGGTTTCTTTCATACAAAAATCCTTTTCATTTTTGTTAGTTTTTTGAGATGATTTTTTAGGGTGCCCTGCAGGAAGCAGGTCATTGTCTTGCTTATATTTAGGATTGGAAGGGCTTCCGCTTCTAACCAGCTTTAAGAATGCATTTACTCTTGCAACGCCCCAACCGGATCTAGACATGCTAGGTCTATGCGTAGCAGAAAACGCTCCTGCACCTCTTCTGTATACTGCTTTCAACATTCCTAGTGAAACCTTCTTGCCTTTTTCTTTACCATATTTAGCATTGTGGCTTCTTGCTTTTTCTTTCAAGGATTCTAATACTGAGCCGACTTCAATTTTAGAGTTAGCTTTTGAAGCTGATCCTTTTTTGTTCTTTTTAGAACCTTTAATTCTTTCAGAAGGTTCTGCGGGAGTTTTAGCTCCTTTGCCCTTAGGAGAAGAACGATAAGCGTCTTCATCGAAATCGCCAATCATTTCAAGACCATTTTCTGAATCATTGGCAGCACTTATTTTAATAGCCCAATCAATCCCAGAAGTACCACCCCAACCAAGCCAAGCTACATAGCCCCGATCTTTCCAAGGCTCAGATTTATATTTTGGATCCACTGCAGCATTCTTTCTATGTCTATTGAATGCTGCCATCCTTTTAACTGTAGAAAGTCCAATTTCAGATTTAGTAGCAAGCTGTCTGGCTCTAGCCCAACCTACAGGTGTCATACCTTTAACTTCTGAACCTTTTTCTTTTTTCCAGTTCAAAACTTTTTGAGCGTTACCTTTGGCTCCGGCAGGCACTTTAAATGTCTTTTCATCTATAAGCTCTTCAATCAATTCATTTACTTCTAACTCAAAAGAGGCAAATTCATCATCCAAGCTATCTTTTCTCATCTTGCCAGAGTACTTG